TGTTTCCTGTTCATTCTGTGGTATCGGCACAAAACCGCCCTCATCGGCCGGCTCCTCTCCCTGCTCGATCAGTATGCAGATGCACCTGGTCAGCTTCCCATTGATGCGTTTCACCTTGGTAACACGACCCTGATCCTGCAAAGATAGCTTCTTCTTTTCCAGCCAAGACATAATACTCTTGCGTGAAAATCCACCAGCTTCACACAGCTCGTCAAATGCCTGGGTAAAGAAATACACATAGTCTCCATCCAGCACACCCCACTTCTCACAATTCGTCTCATCATCAAAGCGAGCAGGGTTCATCTCCACCTTATCGCAGATAAACCGATATGCCCTGTCATTGTCAGAAAGCTCTGAGCGGTCAACTAAGACGTTCTTCGCATCGGTAATGGAAATATACTGCTTGTCCTTAAAAATGCGCTCTGTGGCGATTCTGTCCGCTGTGAGGATAATCGAGAGAGCCGTTGCCTGCTTCTGCATCTTGCTATCATCAATCAGTTCATTTAGAATACCCTCCTGAATGGTTCGTACCGCCTCTCTGCCCATATCCGTCACGATCTGGACAAATTCTTCACCAGCAAAGCCATAATTGCCCTTGACCGTCTCAGCGGTCTCACGTGGGTCCTGATAGATATAGTCTCCGCACTCAATTTCCAGAATACGATTTATCGCACCGCCCTGGCTCACATAGGTTTGCAGAGCACGTTCGCCACTAGTCAGGATGCAGTTCTGCCACCGATTCTCCCTGTTGACGCCCAGATCGCGGTTTGAGCGGCTTTTACCCTTACCAGAGCATAAATCATACACCATGCCCTCAAAATTGCCTCTGATGCGATCTGAGACCTTGCTGGTGTCATCCATTACAAGCGGCAGATTATTCAACATGTCCGCTCTGGACTCTAGCGCAGTATCTGTAGTCTTAAAGTCTCCGATGTACTTATTCTCGGCCGGATCCGCCCAGACCGATGCAGCCACCATCAGCGTCACCGTCTTGCCACCCTCTGTCTCTCCCCACAGATCTACGATGAATGGCAGCCCTCCAAGCAAAGAAACCAGAACCGATGCAAACGATGCTGCCAGCATCAGCTTAACTTCCATCTTTCCGGATGCACGTAGTTTCTTCACATGTCGAATCCAAAGTTCTCGGCTGCCATACTTTGAGATGCTTTCATACAGATCACGGAAGCGATTGTCGCCATCGAACACAACCTCCGTGTTATAAGGCATAAAACCATCCTTGATCCAACCCAGCTTGCTCGTAGAATACTGCACCTCAATCTCATCATCGTTCATATTTTCCACATCTGATAAATACCGAACCAGATACTTTGCGTTCTCAGATGTCACTGCCACACCTTTCGCGGACAATGAAACAATCTTTGCGGCAGAGGTAATCGTAGTCTTTGCAACAATTACCTCCTCCCAGCGGCCAGATCGCTTAAAAGCCAACTTAATCTGTTCGTCACCGGTCTCAATGTTCTTCAGACGCTCAATCGGCAAGATCGGATGGTAACATGCCAGGATATCAGGAGAGAATGGATTTGTGGTCTGCTGGTAGATGCCATCCTGAGTTGCAATCCATGATCGACACTTCATTTTCGGATATGGCGGTCCAAAGTTTGTCCAATTCTCAACGCTCTGTGTTGCCTGTTTACGTGGCTTCTCCTCTGCCACTTTCTTATACGCTTTTAATAGCTGCTTAAACTGTCGACCAACCTTCAGCTCATCAGCTCTCTCCTCCGCTGACAAGATCATCCTTGCTTTCTGGATCTCATCCTCCTGTGAGAATATCTCAATGAAGATCTCTTCGCTCAAAATCGTCTTTGCTGTATAGTTATTAAGTGGTTCCATATCACCACCTCGTTTCCAGACCGTACAGACAGCACTGCTCATAAAGCTGCAGCTGATAATTGTTGTATGCTTCGCACCAGGCATCTGACAACGGTTCAGCCATCTTCAGTGCATCCCTGTACAGATCTATTTTTTTCCCATTTTCCTGTTTTTTCACATCAAGAGCTGCTTGTTCTTTCTGGCGCATCTCACGCTGCTTCTCAAAGTGATACTGCTTCATCCGGCGCGCAAAATTGGATTCCTTGCTCTTATCCGGATAATCACCGCCTAACAGCAGGAAGGCATCCTTAAAGGATACGCCCTCCATACGCTCAACAAACTTAAAGATATCTCCTGATGCTCCACAGCCAAAACAGTAAAAGCTGTCCTTATATATCTTGAGAGATGCTGTCTTCTCCTTGTGGAACGGGCAGCAAATGAAACCTGCTCGATTTGGATGCAGTCCATACAGCGTCACAACATCTCCCATTGATCTGCTCTGCTTTATCTCTTCTCGATCCATGCAGTATCCTCCAAAAGCTCCACGATACGACGCCCTGTGCTGCGCTTATCACAGAACAAGAACTCGACACCATAGGCAATATGCACCTGATAGATCTCAGCTGCCAGCTGCCGTCCGGTAACACGACTGTATGTACTTTTCCATTCAGCCACGTCCTTGATCGACTTAATCTTTCCACCATGCTCACAGAGGATGACCATCTTCACCTTCTGCTCTCGTGATCGTCTGACCTCCCGCCAGAAACGTCCTGAGTCCTTCGTACACAGATTGCTGCAAAGCTCATCCAAATTCTGCTTGCGATCGATCACAAACTTGTCCTGCCCTTCCAACATGTAATCTGCAATGTCAAGCTTCTGAATCTGGTACAGAATGCCATGCTGTTGGAAGTACTTCTCAATGTGCTGCCATTTCTTTTCCCGGCTGTCAACGATGATCAATTAAATGGTAGCCCTTCATCATCTACATTATCCGGAATCGGTTTGAAGCCAGATGGAGGCCGTGACGCAACTGGACGCTGATAACCGGTATTGTTATCAGACTTACTTCCACAAAAGCTTACGGAGTCCACCAGACAGATCAACCGGGAATTTTTCTTTCCGTCTGCTTCCCACTCCTCCGTTATCATGCGACCTTCTACAATGATCTCCTGTCCCTTAAGGAACCACTTGTTCAAGAACTCAGCTGTGTGTCCCCATGCCTTGCAGGGCAGATAACACAGCTTTTCCGATTCCTTATACTTGTCCGACCAGGCAACTGAAACCTGTGCCATAGCAACATTGCTCGGCGTATACTTCATTACTGGATCACTTACCAGTCGGCCCTGCAGGATTGTTCTGTTTATCATCCGACTCCTCCTTCATCTTCGCCATTGCCTTTCTCGCACATTCGATGCACAGTGCTCTTCCATACTGCTGCTTTCCAAGCGCTGCAATCTCCTCTGCGCTTTTGCTTCCTGCACCCTGAATTGGCTGTCTACAGTCTGCACAGATATATGTCTTAATTGACGGAGCCTTTGGACGAATCCGAAGCGCCTCAACAACATCACCAAATGCACGAACCTTTGCTGCATAAAGCATGATATACTTGCCATTCCAATCCTCTATGTAAGGACCATATAGCTTTTCAATGGTCTTGCAGTTGGTCACGTTTAAGATCATCGGCTTCTGATCCTTCAGGTACGCAACCGTACACTCTTCCTTCTTTCCGTCCGCTCCCGTTACCATTTCTCTGCGAACCTGGCTGATCTGAACCGTCAGATCTTTACCTGGATCCAACGCATATGCTCCAATATAATCTGGATTGATTAACTTCTTCCAATGTGTCTGTGCCATTATACTTCCTCCCCATACGCAAACAGTCCCGTCTCAATTCGATCCGGACCTTCGTATCCATACCAGTTACCACTGACCTTGCACTCATGCAGCATTCCGATATACTCCCGGAACTTATCATAGCCCTGCTGGATAAACTCCTCGCTGCAATCGTAAACTCTGACCGCATAAGGTGGCTTCTTTTCCTGCGCCACAAACTTGAATCCATAACGCTGAAATGTATTTGCAAAGACGCCCTCCGTGTACATTCCAGCCTGGAAGTCATATCCATACTTTCTGACAGATCGCTCGAAATCCATTCCGGCACAGCTGTCTGTTGTCTTATAATCCACCAGATACAGCTGCCCTTCGTACTCTGTCATGCAGTCTGGGCGGCACTTGCACCGCTCCCCTGTATCTGGATCTGTCCAGAAGAAACTCTGCTCATGCTCTCCTGTCAGCAGTTTCTTTGCCAGTTGGTGTTTGTTGATTACCTCTGCCATCTCGCACATAACCTCATAGTCATCCTGGCTTACGATATCCTTGCCCTCATTCTCTGCCATAAATGCTGCATACTGCTCTTGGCCTGCCTTTGTTCTTCTATTCACGGTCGGGCATACCGCAAATTCACTTTCAAAGTCCCCCGGCTCCAGAATCATCTTGTGAAGTGCTCTGCCAAACAACAGAGCTGGTGTGTCCTCCTTTGGATGAGTCATCTGGTACTGAAAATGCAACGGGCTCTTGCGCATCTCAAACAGATCCGAACGGCTAATGCCAGGATCTTGTCTATATTCTTTATTTGTCATCTTCCTGCTCCTCTCTGATCTGTGCTTCTGCTCGCACAGTTTCCTGTTCTTTCTTTTCGATCTGACAATCACAGGTTTCTCCTGGATCCAGATTTGCACCGCAATACTGGCATGTTCTGTAGTAACTCATATCATCACTTCTTTCTAAAGGCTTGCATTTTCCCTCGATCTGAGATATACTGTAAATGTATTTACTTGTTATGCCGCTGATGAGATGCCAGTCTCCCAGCGGCTTTTTCTTTTCAAAACCGAATCGTAGCCAACAGCATTCCCAGCACTACGCAGGCTGCTGACCATGCAACCATATTGATCGTGTCCACGATCGGCTGTTCTTCCTTGGCTGCTCTCAGATCTTCCTTCTGCATCAGTTGACGTAAACGCTTGGCATTGCGCTCCGGATCGCTGACGAAGCTTGGCACCTTCAGCCCGCGGCTCTGATCCACCTCGTCCATTATGTACTTCCCATTTACCTTTACGATTTCGAACATTCTTCCTCCAATTTCTGTCTATTTTCCTCTGCTTCTTTTACCTCTTTCTCTGCTTTTCTTCTTGCTATTACAAGCTCTACTTGATCTGCAAACCATAAGAAAAACTCTGCTACCTCTGTAGCTCGTCTCTCCAATTCTTTGCCGGTATACTCTGGTGTCGTATCATACACCTTCACACCATCCATCTCTCCCATAAAGCGACGTCTTGGTTTTGCCTGAGACTCCTCAGGTGAGGGCTTTCGTTCTACATACATATACTTCATCTCCCTTTCAAACTGTTACATCCTATGTCCTACTACTTGTCCTTTAAGACACAGATTCTTAAGTTACAAGGTCGGCCGACCATTCCCCTCTGCCGGAGTCGAACCGGCAGTACACCATAGGGGATAATATTGTTTTTACTATATCTAGCGTATTACTACATTTTTCTTATACCATATATAGTATTTTGTATTAACATGTCAGTATATTTGTAGTATCATACCGTTAGAACGTTCTCAAATTCTAACAGAAAGGAGATTTTGCCAATGAACATGACTCGCGTATCATCTTCCAATATTGCAAGTATTGGTTATGAAGACAATACACTGTATGTTGCATTTCTTAATGGCGGCTTGTACGCTTATTCAGGAGTACCTGAATCTGTATATCGCGCCCTTATGTCTGCACCTTCACATGGACACTATCTGGCAACCTACATAAAGGGCAAATACCCTTACAGACGTATTGGTTAATCAATAACGATAAGAACCTGTGCCGGACCATTAATTGATACTACTAAATCCTGATATGGTTCGGCATATTCTACTTTTACTCCCTCTCTTTTCTTTAATTCTGCTATCAACTCAGCTGTTGGAATTTCTTCTAGCACTTGATTTATCACTTCTTTCTCCAGCTGCATAAATTTCTCCAATTTCACAGCTCAATGCTTTCGCTATATGAACGGTATCGTATACCTTAATAAGCCTTCGACCATTCAGCATATCGCTCAATTCTTGTGCTGTGCATCCTACTTTTTGAGCTACCGCGGTTTGCTTTAAGCCTTTTTCTTTTATTATTGCAACCACGCCAATATCTAATGGGTGATTCATTTCCTTTATTGTCAATTCACCACCTCCTACGCCGTCTTCTGGGGCTGCTGGTCGGAAATCCGACAAAGAATTCCAAACAACATCCCATATACCTTACACTGATCCTCTTTTGATAACAATGGAGCCATAATCTGGATATTAGTCAATGTGTCGTCAGTTAACTGGATCTTACTGATATCTACTGTCTGTGTCATAAGCTCACCTCCTTTTGTGTTTCTGAGACTATTTTAAGTCCTATTCGCACTTTTGTCAATATATTTTTGTTGACATTCGCACTTTTTTTTGTTATATTCTGTTTGGAAGGAGGTATCTTATAATGGATAAGCGTTTGAAATTAGCTCGAAAGAAATTAGGACTTACGCAGCAAGAAATGGCCGATCGCTTGCACATTAAGCGAAATACCATTGCTAACTATGAGGTCGGGCGCAATACCCCTATAGACGCGGTTATTACTTTGATTTGTAAAGAATTTGGTATCAATGAAGTATGGTTAAGGACTGGTGAAGGTGGCGAAGAAAATATGTTTACCAAAGTTGATGAAGATGATCGCTACTCAATTAACCTAGGAAAACTAAGTGCTACCGATAATGAAACTGCTCAAAGGATGGTAAATGCGATTGCTGAAAGCAGTCCAGAAGAATTAAAAATAATTGAATCTTTTATGAAAAAATGT